TGCCCAGTCCATCATGGTCTGTATACTTCTACGCAAGGCCGCTTCAACGGGTTCCGTTTTGAGAGTGTCTACGAGATAAATTTCGTAAAGGTCATCTCGAGCCCAATGGTCTAGTTTTATCTTTGATAATATCACATAGTCTATATACTTTTCCGGATATATTGGATTTATATACATCATATATCTACCAAATTTGACAAATGCGTTGTAGTACGAACTTTGACAAAATTGATCGTATGTTTTGGTTTTTGTATTGTTCTGATGTATCTCGTAAAATCTTTGGAATACCATAAAACCGTTCTGCACCCATTTTTCATTTTTTTGAAGATGACGCCGTTTTGGTTCACACACATGAACCTGGAGAGTTCTTTCTTTCTGAAAACTCTTGCCACAATAGGTACAGGTATTAAGATTGTTGTCCATGTGCCTCTAACAGTTCTTCCAGTTCTCCGTCTGTGATTATCTTATCGAGGGTTTCAACATCCGATTCCTTCATTGACGGAAAGATATCTAATAGTTGTTGCATACTTTTGTTGGCGGTCTTCTTCATTGGTTTTACCCATGGATGGAATTGTTGTTTAAGTGAGCCGCACATAGCAGTCAGCATCCAACACAATTTTTTATGTTTGCCGGACAAAGTAAACAGATGTTTGTTCACGCACTCGTTAACCATTTCTACATAATGCTCTTGATAAAAACGATCCCCGGATACAGAACTTGCATATCTCATGATCATATATGGAGAATATAAACTTCTCTCCTTGTCATCGATCCTATCATAATAATCTTTATTGCGGAAATCGATAGCCTTCATTCCGTTGCGAAGTTCAAAAAATTTTTTATTTTGTGAGGTGCCCATATTTCAATCTAAACATTGTTGCTGTTTTTTCATTTAAAAATTCTACTATAATATGATCTTTTTTGTCTAGAACATTTTTAATAGGCATCTGTGAATGTATTTCGTCGAGGTGTTGTTTAGTATGCTCTAGCCACTGTTGGTCCATTAGTATAGAATCTCTACCTATTTTTATAACAGGTTTTTTAATCTTAATTTGATTTTTTCTTACCATACTGAGCCATAATCCAAGTTTTCGCATTGCTTTGAAATATCTTTAACAAAGTAAGCACACTTTGGGTTCTTGCCATTTTGTAAAGGTATCGCAAGTATTTGCCCCGATTTGATCTTTGGAAAATACCATTTGACTTCTTGATATATGTCTATGATGTCGACTTCGAAAAATTCGGGTTTAGATCCAAGCAACGGATTAAATGTGAATGCCTCAAAGCCTCGATCGTTCAAACTAGTTATAGGTAATACGTGTAACTCTCCCTGTTCTGCTTCTCCTATAACCATCTTCCAGTCCAAAGGCATAGAGAGTTTATATGGACCAATTTGCAATACTGCCGCTGGTGCATTGAAAGATTCTAGGAATATCAATGGTATGAAAAAATAATCTGGATCGGTAGGATTGGAATTATCTAGAACTGCAAAACGCAAATTGTCATCGACATATTCAGGGATCTTCTCTAATGTATAAGTTCTATTTTCTAGTGTAAGGATTTTCATATTCTATCTTCTCTATATTATACGGATAATTGGCCTCTTTGTAAAACTTTTTTCTTTCTGTTAAGTGTCTTTTTGCAAACTTGCAACTGCTGGTAATGTCCCATATCTGTACGCTATCTTTATCCTCGGCCTTCCTAATACCACGTCCTATAGATTGAATCACTCGCACAAATGACTTGCCGGGTTCTATGAGAACAAGATTAAAAATACGAGGAATATTAATGCCCACAGAGGCCACTCCATATGTGGCAATAATAATCTTATTTGTTGCAGTAGATACTTCATCGTAGTGCTCCTTTCGGTCTGTGTTTTTGGTTGATCCTGAAATGAATGTTGAATCCTTTAGTTTCTTTTCTAAAATCTCTCCAGCGGATATCCTATCCACAAGTATCAGTGTGTTGCCTGATGTTGCTATGCTTTTAATGGTTCCTGCGATCCATTCCATTCTGGTCTCGTCTGTGGTCAACCATTTTAATTCTTCTTGATAGTTTTTAAATGCTGGATGATCCTGTGTCTGCAGAATGTTGACATCACACTGTGCCAGTACACCTTTGTCCTGTAGTTCTTTTGCGGCGATACGGTTGGTCACTTCCCCGATGGAACATCGCAATCCGTAGAATTCAAAATTTGCTTTGGGCACAGTCCCCGTCAGTCCCCAACGTATGCCACAGTGGGCAAATGGTCCGGTCAACATTCTTTTTAGTACGTCGGCTTTGGCCATGTGCACCTCATCAACAATCACTGTGTTGATGTTCTTTATCGCTTCTGCGAATGCCTCCGAATCCTCGTCCTTGCTTTTTTTCTCTAACACATTCAACGACTGCCATGTGGCGATCGTGTTCTGTCGACCCAACTCTTTCCTGTCACCATAATAAACTCCCACGTCGAGATTACACGTAATAAAATCGTCCTCTGTCTGCGTGACGAGACTTTTGTTTGGAACAATTGTCAATGTCCTTCCATAGTTTTCAACCAGTTTACATAATGTTGCCGTGATGATGGTCTTTCCTGCTCCCGTGGCGATCTCCTGTATGCATTGAGGATGCTCTAGGAATTTGTTGATGGTCTGCACCTGATAGTCACGTAGTTCTATAGATTGTCCGGCCATCGGATGCGCCTCCGGCCATTTAATATCTGATAGATAATTTTTATCTATTAATTTAAATTCAAAGTTGTGTGGTGTTCGCTGATCAAGTAGTTCAACATACACACCGGCATTTTCTAGTATTGGTAATACTTCCGGGACCAGCGCCAGATAAGTGGTGCCTCCCAGACCAAAAAAACTAATCTTCCCGTCCCATCTTCCCAACTTTACAGCAGGTAAGTGACGAGCATACGGTATTTCAAATTTAAATTTTGAATGAAGTTTTTTTCTATGCTCAAGAGATAGGTCTTCAAATTTCACATTCACCTCATCCTTGATTACCAATTTACACGAACTCATTTTTATTATTATATATTTTGTGGTTCTTTACTAGAATAATACAATCTTTTTGGAAGATTTTCAACCACACTATTAACAAAATCTGAACCAGACATGTAATAACTTATATCGGTAAAGTTAAAAGAACATTGTATTTTATTAAACATAGGTCTAATATTTGTAGCAATAGACTGACCCATGAAGACTATTTTTGTTTTTTTATTTGGTACTGCATTATATTTTGAAGATAACTGTTTTATTTTTTCAAGTAAATCTGATTGTTCGTCATGATCGTACTCTCTCAAACGGTGTGTTAAAAAATTAGGAGTCAAGCATATTTCATTTTTGGTAATATTTGCTTTCTCAAATGCTAATAACCAGGTGTAAATTTCTGTTAAGTCGCTCGAGAGTACAAGTCCGTATCCTGTACATACAGCAGGAAATAAATTTAATTCGTGCATAGCATTAAGAAATTCTACTTTTGAATAATCTTTCTTTGAAACAAAAAAATCATTTTTCTCCGAATATGCAATTTTCTCAGATAATGTTTTTAAATTATGAGAATGTTGTATTGGAAGTTGATATCTTTTTAAAAAATCAATTTTACATAAAAATTTCATATCGGCGGTCGTTGAATTAAAATTATCTCTTAACGTATCGGATGTGTTTTTAAAAATAATATTATCTTCTTTTATTTCGATAATAGATTTTTTGTAATTTCTTTTTTTATTTCTAATTTTTTCAAACAAGTCTAAAATTCTTTGATCTTTTATTTCAAAATCATGTCTTATTGCCAATAGTGTTAACCAATATAAATTTACATCACTGTAATCAAACATCCATGCTTTTTCTTCGTCATTAAATAATGCCATTAAAAAATCGCCGTATTTTTTCTTGAGGCATCTAAGTTGTTTAACAATTCTTTCGTTGTATGGAAACTTAAAATAAATGACAGTCACGCCACCCCTCTCTTCGAGAGTTAATATTTTGTTATAATCAATTTTTCTGAATTTATTTCTATAAACAGGATCTTGCAAAAGATTATTAAGTTCTAAGGCGAACTCCATGCCTAGGTGTTCCCCAACAAAAGACAAAGAAGATTTTAAAATATGCATGGCTAATTTTGCTTGTTTTTCGGTCCATGCACTTTCCTGTAATGCCAACGATAATGCTTTTGATTTTAGAGATTCTGGACATAGTTTGTCGTTATATGCTACTATTTCTAGTGCTTCTTCGACCGTTTTCAGCATAGTTTTATTTGTCATGATTTAGGATAATTACTAGTATACTAGTATATAATAACATAATATTGTGGACTGTCAATGAGTAAAAAAATACAAGCAAAGCGTCTTTCAAAAAAAGTTAAATTACGAGTTGAAAACGCACTGAGAAAAAGAAAAAAAATTAAGGATTTTTACCCATCAGAGGCTATTGCGGAAACTTGGTTTAGAATTTTCAACAGATCTATTTTTGATAGTAAATTACCAAGTGTTCCTATCTATATAACAACCTGCCCTGGTTATTGGGGACAGTGTGTGGCAACCTGGGATAACAGGTATAGTAAAAAAGGTACCTGCAGACAAGATATAATACCATACCACAATCACACTTTAGATTTTTACATCCAATTGAGGAAAAAATTTCCTACCTGGAAATATTTTGTTGAAACATTAATACACGAGATGGTTCATCTGTGGCAGATGACTGTAATGAAAGATCCTTATTCTAATCACAATGCTAATTTTTATAGTTGGCGACCTAAACTTGAACAGTTGAAGTTAAAACTGTAGATTCAAAAGTTTTGTAGTCCATAACATTTGTATTGCCAAGATCTGTTCCTGTCTGCAAGTTACTTAAAAATTCGTCCGATTGATCTGTAACTATTGTAAACTTACAATACGGTCTTTGTTTTATTATCCTTCTAAATTGTCCCAACCATTCTACAAAGATAGCATCTCCGTTTCTTTCGCCGTAACACTCAGTACCCTGATAGATGTTGTTTAGTTTGTCCTTGCCGTACTCTCTAAAGTCAAAACCCAACATATAGATGTTTTTATGCCCGTGAACTGTTGCTATCCAGATCGCCTGGTTTCCGCTAATCAGATGGGGATTATTAGGAATCAGTGTTAAGCCTTTGTGTCTGTTGACTTCGAGACTAGGAGCGTAACACCAACATTTTTCGTATACCTTTTCTTTCGAAATCTCCGCAGACATTTTAGCATCTACGCTGACCAGGTAATCCGGAATAAAGTCTCTATACAATGCATTGCATCCATATGTTTGTCCCGATGCTTTTAATTTACTAAGGTCGAAATTTTTTCTCGAAGGACCGTTACCAATACAATAAGCATTGCCTATCGGTACTGCTTTGACTTTATCTTCGTAAAATTGTTTTTCCTGTATCTTTTCTCCCTTACGTATAACTGTTCGTACTATAACAGTTTCTCCTTTGTATTGTGACCACTCGATTGGTTCCACCTCACCCCGTCCTATTTTTATTACCTTCATTTAATATATTTCTCCAATAATCTTTCTCGTATTCTCGCCCACGGAAGTCCCTCTCTGATCTCTTCTGTAGTCCATTCAGTGTAGGCAAGTTGATTAGCCCAGTTCTGCCTCGCTGGCATGGCCGGATGCAGGATATCAGACACATTGGTGTTGCCCACGTCGTGGCATAGGCTTGATTCCGACACGAACACAGGTATACCGTTGAATACTGCCTCCATGGCAGGATTGCTGGAATGGTTGACCACTGCCCAAGTGGATCCTAAAATCTTTTTAAAATTAGTGTCATCGTAAGTTGAATAGTCTCTCCTAGGTAAATCGACTCTTACGTGCGGATATTTTTTCTCATTAAATTCAAATGTGTTTCTGGGGTGCGGACGAATGATAATGGGTTTATTGCAATACTGTCTAATAACTTTTATTTTTTGTTCGCACCATTGTTTCATGTTTGGTAACCCTTGCCATTGTTGGCTGGTATTATGTTGTCCGCATATCACAATGACATTCCCCGTCTGCTTCCACGATTTTAATTCAATACCAAATTTTTTCCATCTTTTACTATCATAAGTTTGATTGGCAAAATCGGCATCTCTGTTTATTCCGTTGATTCCCATCTTCCATGTGACGTTTCTTTTGATCCCGCCAACTTCTAACACAACAACAGGCTTTCCTTGCGATCTATACCTGTCCCATATTAATTTGTTATCGGCCATTCTTCCTCGCCACAGAACACTCCAGATAACTGCTACATCGGCCTCCTCGTTGCTGTCCACCACAAAATTTTCTTTTTTATCTTTTAAGTGCTCTATGAAAGATTTAAAAACCGGAGCGGCATTAAGAGCCGAATACTGAGGATACAATGCTATCTTCATTAATGATAATTCCTAAATTTATTTTACCTTCGCCCGTGACACCGTCGTTAGTTTCAACGCAATAGTGTTTTATTTTTTCCAATAATTTATTTGCACCAAATTTTTCTGTGTCGGGAGATTTTCCAGTATCACCTTTTCTATAATAATCGTCAAATATTATTACCTTGCAATCTTTTAATTTTTCATAATCTCGTTGTATTGTATCAATACTATGTCCGCCATCAATGAACGCAAGGTCGGCTACTGTGTAAGGGAGAGTGTCTTTTGTATTTCCTCGAACAAGATTAATTTCTGCTTTCGGGCACGAGTTTGAAATTAATTTTCTGACATTATCATAGGTGGGTTGTGGTTTTCTAAGTCCTTTAGTATGAAACTCATACTCACTTGTTTGCATATCGATATCTTCAAACATATCATATCCCCAATAAGTTATTCCCGAACCATCACTACCGGTATCGATAGATGCATTACCTATCATGCTGGCCGCATTCTTTCCTTTGTATACTCCGGTTTCTATAATTGTTTTAGGTTTAAATCTTTTTATAATTTCATAGATAACATGATGTCTTTGATTTTTTGTAGGCTGTGTTTTGTATTTTTTATCTAGCAGTTCGTTAAATGCTGTAATGTTTATTTTCATTAATTTCCTTTAATACCTTTCTCTACTTTTTTAATTATATCCGCGGCCTGTTTAGGGTCGAACTGTATACCACCAAACGGATCGTAGGCTTCCACATTTTTCCAGTAATCCAGATCCGGAGCAGACCTTAAATCAGATCGAGAACTCTTACCTTTTATTTTTCTTTTACCCTTCATGTGATCAATATATTGTCCTAATACACTATTAATGAACACATGGTGTCCTTTTGCACCGGCTCCTTTACCTATATCAACACCGTCACTAGGTGCCACTCTTTTGACCACTTGCCAAAATAGATAACTGTCGTGCCATTCAAGTTCTTTGAATATAGAGCCAGAGGTATACATCTGCGTCCATGTGGACATAAATTTTTCAATTTTTGGATGTTTAGTATTGTATGTAACATATCCACATTCCGGATACTTGTCGCCTCTTCCTAAAAAATTTACCAACTTATCGTTAGGTAGCAATTCCAAAACAAATTCTTTGCTGATCGGTCTGAATGTATATGTGTCAGCATCTAACCATAATACGAAATTGGTATTACAATTTTTTATTGCATGATCAACAGCAAAAGTTTTATGAGCAAAACGCACAGCGTCCCATAGATATGATCCTTTTCCTCGGTCCTTATCACCTGCATCGTCCGGTCTTCTTACACCGTTAGGTATTTTGTTTAGTTCTCCGTTGGCCACCGGATCATCCTTATGTTTGTTTTTAAAAGATACAAGTTCCGGACATACTTTTTCTAAATCGTGGTATACTATTTTTTCGTGTTCCAGAGTAGGTTTTTCCTGTTCGTAGTAGACATGAAGTTTAATGTCGTTAGGCCAATGTTGAATAAAACTTTCTATCATTCGTTTGGCATATGCATTCCACCTGTTTGGCGGAAAAGTTGTAAGTACTGATAATGATTTCATAATTAAAGTATAGCATATTTAATGACAAAATTAAAAGTACAAATTTTTCGTAGAACGGTAAAAGATCGAAGACGAGGAGATTCTTATAAACTCTTATATGACTTTGCCGAAGGAGTAAAGGCCGCCGGAGACGAAGTCGAAATTGTAAATGAGACTCTTACAGGTGATACTGTTGCCGGTGAAATGGAAATAACGGCACCCATAGGTGTAATGTTTGGGTATGGTGGTGATAAACAATTACATCACACAAAAGGACGTAGACATACATTAGTCAAAAATGCCAAGAAAAACGGATCTGTTGTCATAACATTTGATGGAGGAATCTGTTCATCGTTTGGTAATGTTTCCGGACATCCTCAACACAGATACAGAGTGAGTTTATGGACACCGATGAGAAACGGTGAATTTTTTGCAGATAATGTTCCTAGTGATAGATGGAACGACATGCAAAAAATATTTGATATTAAAAATTATGATTGGCAAAAAACATCAAACCCAGATGCGCCGATAGTATTTGTTTTACAGCCACAAGATAATTGGTCAATGAATGAATTAAATCCGATTGATTGGTTTTTAGACGTGTACAAAAAAATAAGACCATTAACAAAAAGAAAATTTATTGCGAGACCCCATCCTAATAATACTGAGGCAATACATAACGCAAAAGATAGATTTCCTGCTGATGTAGAAATAGATATGCCTCAAATGCATTTCGTCGGAGACCAAAAAAAGAATTATAGATTTCACTTTCAAAAAGTTTTAGATAATTGTCATGCTGTTATCACACATAACTCAACGGCAAGCACAGATAGTTGTGTTAGAGGTATACCGACCTTCGTTACATCAGATTTGTCAATTTGTTACCCGGTAGCAAATACAGATCTTACAAAAATTGAGAATCCCGAGTTTCCCGATAGGACAAATTGGTTAAACAGCATTGGTTATATGATGTGGACTGTTGACGAAATCAGGTCTGGAAAAGTTTATTTGAGATTTAAAAATAAAATTTTAGAATCCAATTTGATATCGTTGTAATCGTTTAATCTGTGTAATTTTTTTTCTTTTGATTCCATAGGTATAGGAATTTTTTCTCCTATTAATACTTTGTGTTGTAATCCCATGTGTAGACTGAGTCCGGGATAGACTTTTTTATTACTATCTTCGTGTGTTATCTCGATTATTTTTGTTCCTTTTTTACACCATAATAAATTAACTAGTCCTGCTCCGTGGGTCGAAACAATAACCGATGCTGATGCAAATATATTCATTTGTTGTTTGATTGTGAGATCCTCCATAGTGACAATTTCAAATCCTTTTAACGCTATCATTAACTCGTCAATATTTGTTAATCTTCTACTAGGCGAGTATTTTCGGTCGATGTAAATTTTTCGATTATTGTTTTCGTATTTTGTTGAAAATTTATGATGTATCCAAGACGGTACCGTGGGAACAAGTACTCCGTCTTTAGAATTACTCATACTAGGACAAATCAGGTGTTTAAATTTCCAACATGTTTTCTCCGGCATGATCATATATTTTACATTCGGGAATAATTCTTTGGCCACTTTTTCAAAATAGGTACTAGGTTGAGACAAAATAAAAATATAATCGGTGAAAGGTCGATTAAATTTTTTTTCTAATAATCTAAACTTACTTACAAGATCCATCCATACATGCCATGGATTGTTAGCACTGATAGTTTCGAATGGTAACCATACGTATGTGTTTGTCTCGTTAAATTGTTTTGTGATCTGAGGAATGTTTAAATTTATATTATTTTGTTCAAAATTAATCCAGCATCCGTGTTTAGGTTTTCTTTTTGTTTTCCAATTTAACGGGCCAACATGAGAGGTGATTATTTCTTTGTCTTTAGTAATAACAAATGCCGGATTGGAATGAACAAAACAGTCTTTGAATTCTGCGACAAAAGTTGGTAAAGTTTTATGCGAACCATAACCAGGAATGTCATATTCCCATACAGGATCTATGGTTCCAAACCGTTCGTCAAACCATTTAATATCTTGAATGTTTTTTACTTGCATTGTATAATAATATAATTATTAGTTTATGTTGTCTATATACGCTCCTATTGAAAACCAAAATAGCAAATGTTGGTCTGTGTTCAATGGAATACAAAAAACATGGCATGAGCCCACACAGATCGTAAACAATGCTGAAATCACAGTCAATAGTCCAGCAATATTTTGGGGACTTGTAAATCTCAACACAGACATTATACACCAGTTGGAAAAAAACAAACAAGATTATTTTTTTACGGACACACCTTATTTTGGAAGATTTGACAACGCCAACCTAACACCGAATAACCATTATTGGAGGTTCAGTAAGAATAACATCCATGCAAAATATATCGAAGGTTGTCCCCCTGATAGATTCAATTCCTTTGATGCAAAATTTGTTGATAATGGCAAAAAAGGATCACACATACTGATATGTCCGAGTAGTGCAGGAATCCATAGATATCTAAAAAATAATACATGGTTGAATGATACTATAAATGAGATCAAAAAATACACGGACAGACCTATCAAGATTAGAGTCAAACCTAGGGGTAGAGGAACCTCCGGTCCAAGTGAGGCAAAAGTTCCTTTATCGGAAGATCTAAAAGATGCCTATTGTTGTGTGACGAGTTGTAGTATAAGTGCAATAGAATCTTTAATGACGAGGGTGCCTGTTTTTTGTCATGAAAAAAGTTTTGCTTCTTCTATATGTAACACCGATCTTTCAAAAGTTGAAGATCCTGAATACAAAGATCCGGCAAAACTGCTTTATGCTTTGTGCTATCAACAGTTCACACCCGAGGAATATGAAAACGGAAAGGCAGTGAGTATATTGAAGGATTTAAACTTGTTATGATAGTTGCCGGAATAGACACCACAAAACCCAGGACACAGCCTTATGTAGATGCTATTGTTTCTGGATCCCCGGGCAATAAAACTATATACGATTTCAAAAAAATGGACGAAAACAAACTTCCCAACGAAGTTTTGATCATGTATGGAATATTAGCAGGATCTGGAAATGTTTTCAAATGGTGTCAGGAACAAAAACACGATTTCATTTACATGGATCACAGTTATTTTGCGAACTGTCATAAACCACCACATTGGTTCAGGCTGGTTTGGAATGCTCACACGCATTACAACATTGGGCACGACACCAGCCCGGATAGATATAACAAATTTTTTTACAAAGAATTAATGCCATGGAAAAAAAACGGAGATACCATTTTAGTACTTCCGCCCACAAATGCCATTATGGATTTTTTTGATGCTCATGACTGGTTAGAAAAAACATTGGCTACATTAAAACAAAATACCGATAGAAAAATTGTAGTTAGGGAAAAACCTTACAATCCCGAAATTAAAAAAGACCAATACGGAGCAACAATTAAAATTGACAAACCAACCAATCACAAAGGACCAGTAGATTGGAAAAATATTTTTGCCACAGTCACTTTTAATAGTACAACTGTTGTGGAAAGTGTGAGGAACGGTGTACCAATCTTCACAGACCCGATAGCGTGTGCAGGAGCACCAATTTCAGAACATGACTTCACAAAAATAGAAACACCTAAATATACGGAAAGAGAACCGTGGCTTTATTCGTTAGCGAATAGATCATTTAATTTACAAGAAATGAAAAACGGCACCGCATGGAAAGGCTTATATGAACAAAGAACAAATATTAAGTGAATTACGTAGAATAGAAGACACATATTGTTCTAGGCATTCGTGGAAACAATATAGGAATTATTACTTGCCTCAGGATGTGGTTGCAAATTCGTCAACTGTTTTAAGTTTTGGAGTAAACAATGATACAAAATTTGAAAATTTGTTATGCGATGATAATAAAAATTTACAAATAAAACTTTTTGATCCATCCCCTGTTGCTATAGATCATTGGCAAAATCATGACTGGACAAATAAAAAACAAATGAATTTTTTTCCTATAGCATATGCAAAAGAAGATTCTATAATGAAGTTCTATGTAAGAAAGGACAAATGGGGAGCAAGTTATTCGTTACATAACAATCATTTAGAAGAACACGAGAGAGATGAAATATCTGTACAGTGTCTGAGTTTAACATCTTGTTTAAAAAAAGTAGGTTGGGAATCTGCGGATATTATTAAAACAGATATCGAGGGAGTATGGGAGGATTTTTCAAAAGAACTACTAGATAATGAAATTAAATTTAATTATTGGATAACCGAAATAGAGTTAAATTTAGGTAATACACAGGAAGAAGGTTTACAAAAAATGGAAAATATGTGTAAAACTTTTGTCGATCGAGGTTATAAAATATATATCAATCGTGTTCGTAAAAAAGCAATGAGCGAACTTATCTTTCAATCTCCTCAAGCATAAACAACGGCTTATCTTTTCTACGTTCTATTTCGGCAATAATGTTTATACTGAGTCTGTCGTACAATGTTTTTGTTCTGGGAGTGACACCGTGTGTGGATTTGTTTGTATTAATAAACATAACAAAACTATTTTCTTTATAAGGAATAGTCCTGATCAGTTTTCTAGGCTGATTGTCTAATATTTCTCTCCCGGACTTAAAATATACTTGAGTGATTTCATCCGTTTCATATATTTGAAATTCTCCACCTTTACCATTATCGCCTCTCTGCCTGAGATAAAATAACCCTGCATACATTTCTAATGGATTGTCAAGGTGCGTTGTTCTTGTTGTTGTTTCGTGTGGTCTGTGTATAACAAATTGAGTATCTGTTACTATCTTGTCGTCATCTGCTCCTGCCGTTCCTCTAATTCTCACCTTTTGGTTTTTAAATTTATCATTGAACGAGTTTGGAAATAGATTAAGCACTTTGTTATAGAACTCTTGGCTGGTATGATACTCAAAAAAATCCTTCCATATACTTGGAATATTTGCTATGTTTTTATTCAATACATCATCGGAAAATAATCTATGTGTATGGTTTTCGATCAGTTTAGTTTTATTTTTTATTTCTTCAACCGGAAAATTTTCGTATAATTTTTCGTATGTCTCTATTGGTAATGCATTTTCAATATACAAATATGGATATGGTTTTTGATGAATATCGTTGCTTTTTAAATTTTGTAAAATATCTAAGTTCATTAACTACTAAACAAATTTATAATTTCTTTCTTCCAAACATCGGCGTACTCACAATCTCTATAACCATCAAACCAAGGTCCACCCTCGGTGTAGTGTAGTATCTTTGGTGCACCGTCTTTGGGTTCCTTGTACCAGCCTACCAGCCAGTTGTAAACGTGTGGTAACGACCCTATCTCTGAATCGTCTAACCATTGGAAACGATGTAAAAATGCTCCGGTTTCTTGATTTAATAATTCTGGTGTTAACAATTTATTTTTAGGATGAGCACAGTTCCAAAGTACCATCGAACTCCAGTTCTTTCTTGGATATACCGTCTGCACCTGCCCGTCCATTTTGATTCCTTCTTTTGGAGTATAATCGTGTTGCACACATACCACCGCCTTGGAATCATCGCAGTACTGTTCCAGTTCTGTTGTGGGCACTTGCCACACAAAGTCACAGTCACAGAACACGGCCCATCCCTTATAATCTTGTAGATAAGGAATGAAGAAACGTGTAAATGTAAATTCTGTCGAGGCCAGTTTATCAATATCTCTTCGATAAAGACCGGTTTCTCTCATGTCTTTTTGTTTTAATGGAGTTACGGTTGCTCCCGGATCTCTTCTTTTAATCGAGTGTTCGCAAACCTGATAAGATATATCTTCTCGAGAATCCCATCCTACATAAACAGGTAGACTCATTACAATTCTCCTTTTTGTCTCATACTATTACGTATGTCTGTAGCAGAAATTTTTTGTATGTTTTCTGGTAGTACTATATTTTCAATTTTATATCCAACACCTCGACCATAACATATGTTGGTGATATTAGGTACAAGTGTAACTTTATATCTTCCTCGATAGTCCTTCTCTAGTGCCAAATCTATGTTCTTCTTCACTGTGTCAAAGTCAAATGGATTGTCGCCTACACCTTGTACATCTCTTACTTGAATGTTGACCTGCCCAGTCTTTTTTATGATCTCCTCGAACAGCGCCTGATGTCCTTCATGCCATGGTTGCCATCTACCCAACATCTGTGCTGTGGGTTTGCGATTGTCCCACACATATTCCTGTATGTCGTTGGCACTTCTTATTGCCCACAACTCCGCATTCTGTGTAGGTACCCGGAAATCAAATTCCTCCGGTGGTACGAACATTTTGTTTGTGTCCTCAAACCGGCCTTCTGTGATTGTATCTATCCAGATTGTATAATCTGCTCCAAAGTCTTCTCGGGTCTTGGGAGTAGGACACACAAAATCCGCAATCACGTGTTTACCATTGTCTAAAGCCTCTTGCGACAATCTTCGCATTCGTTCTGCCTGTCGAGAACGACCCTCCGGTGAAAAATCCCAGTCATTGGCCTCTTGTCTAACTCTGTCTGCATTTAGCCATACGGCATTGATCATAGGTGCTAGTATACCCGCCAGGTATGATTTTCCTGCCCCGGGTAGTCCCATTATTAAAATTTTTTTCATTGTACTTTCTTGTTAAGGATTTGGTGTATTTCTTTCCAATTATTTACTCTGGTGATCTCAGGATGATTAAAGTCTTGATTGTATGGGTGGTCTATTAATATAGGCTTTAAACCGTATTTGAGCCCGGCTACAGCGTTGTTTGGCTTGTCCTCGACCCAATACAGCCCGGTATTGTGAAACTCCGCTAATGCTGAGTCTTTGTCGGCACCCGTGCCCAGAATGTGGTAATTTTGGAAAACGTTTTCACCGAACAACTCTCCAAGCCTTTTTTTTCTTAATTGCTGTGCTGGTATGTCAGATGTCTGTGAGGTAATAGGTATGAACGTCCATCCTTCTGCATGAAGTAATTTTACCCAAGTCTGTGACTCCAGCATGGGTCTTTGTGTGCCCATCCAAGCACTCCTGTTGAACTCCCTGATGTGCTTCCTGATCTCATCTTTGGTCACACCAAAACGTTCTGCCATCTCGTATGTGTTCTGTTTGTCTGGCAATAATTTGTGTGGAAAATATCTACTGCCGTTCTCGTCAAAGTACGATCGTTGTAACATCCACTTTGTGAAATGGTGTTCCCATTCCAACAGCACCCCGTCGACGTCTGTGAGTATGATTCTATCTGACCGAGGCATCTTCCATTCCCGCTACTCGTAATTTAACGATATTGGTAAGTTGCCATTGTTTCTGATCTAAGCCTTTGATTATGCCCAACCATTTGTTCCTTAGTAAGGCAAACTCGAGTACAATTTTATCTAGATCTACAACATCTGCTTCACCGTCGACATATTTCTCAACATCTCTAGATGTGAGAGCACGTTGATAGTTTTCAAGATATTTTTTAAAATACTTAGATCTCAATTGTCTTTTTTCAATATTGAGGTATTCTAATATCGCTTCTATTTCCTGTAATTGATTGAAACGATGCTCGACTTGTCCTGGCATTGCGGCACTGTTCTTTTCAAGATTGCCATATATGCCCACTTCCTTACGAGCCTGTTCTAACTCATTATAATAATGTTGGATACAACTTGGAATCTTACTAAGATCCTTGCTTATGTCCGAGTACCAACTCATTCTTCTTCAAAGTAACTTTCTTCTTCCTCGTACGAGTCTTCTAAAACAATACTAATTGCTTGTTCTAGTCTATCGTCGTGCTCGCCGGCGGCCTTTAATACTCTCGTCTCAATTCCTTGATCTAATAAAGTTTTTACGTAGTCAACTGCACAGTCTAGTTTTACTCGTTCGGGAATATAGTTTGCAACAGATGTCCAAATTTCTTCAATTTGATCATGCGTCATTCGATTCTCCATCCTGCTTGTTCTCCTGTTCTGTTTCTGGTTCTTTGATGTTATGGAAGTCTGCCATAACTATGTCTAATTTATCACCAGTCCAGTTTTTTCGGAACTCTATCATTTCCTTACCTTTGAAATCCACATATTTTAAACGATTTCCTGTCTGTTTCAATAGACCCTTTTTCTCAAATAGATCTACCAATCCAGAGTATGGATCCATGCCTGTGTCATATGGAATTTTCACCTGTACACTTTCAAAGGGTTTGGCATATCGAGTTTTCATTACTTTACAAGCGGCTCGTATACCTCTTACTTCGGATACCTTATTGCCTGCCTCATCCTCTTTGAGTTTTAACTTCTTCATTGCTATCACTATACTCGAAGCATAGATGAATCCCTGTCCGCCCGAGATCTTGTCATCAGGATCAAACATATCCTGCGAAGCATATGTGTGATTGGTTGCTATTAATCCCACGTTATAGGATCCAAACATATTCACACAGTTACGCACCAGTGCTGTCAGTGCCTTGGGTTTTCTTCCCAGATCACCTTTCATCTCTCCCGCTTCGAACTGATTGACATCTGTGGGAGTCAACAACATACCCAGAGAGTCGATCACGAAAAGTATCTTAGGAGCACCTTCTCGGTTCTCCGCGTGTTCTTCCTTGTAGCCTTTCATGAATTCTGAAATGGTCTTCGCCACATCGTCCACCATGGAGATGGATAGTTTTAATAATTTGTCTTCTGATGTGTCCACTCCTAATGCCTGTAGCCAACTCTCATCTAGAGCATTCTCTGTGTCCACCAGTATCACATAGATGCCCTGTGCCTGTGCGTTCTTGATGATGTTGCCTGAAGCGATGTAGGATTTACCCGCTCCTGATTCGCCTGCCAGCACAGATACTTTGCCTAACGGAATACCCTTATTGAAATCTCCCGATATGAGATAGTTCAATGCGAAGTTACCTGTTGAGATCCAGTCTGTGGGATCATTAAATCCTAGACCTAATCCTTGTATTGATTTTGTAATATTTTTTCTAAATTTTGTTATATCAAATGGTTTTGTCATATTCTTATATTAGCACCAAGTAGCCATGCTGTCAATAGAATGACTACTTGGTAATTTAAGGGGTTTATTTTGCTTGTCTTGATCTAATAAGTTTCAAGATGTCTTCTGCTCTCTTGGCACTATCACCTGCTGGTGCTGATGTTGGTGCTGGTTGAGCCACTTTAGTTGTTTCTACTTTTGTTTCTTCCTTTGGAGATTCTGCTGGTGCAGATTCTGTATTAGAGGATTGATCAGTAGTAGAACTCTTTTGAGGTGCACTTACTCCTGCTGGTCTATAATACTGTCCGTATTTTTCTAGATCGTAAGCCTCACCATTTACAGATTGTTCAAATAATTCTTTGATTATCTTAACTTCTGCATCACTAGGTTCTTTTGGTCTAAAGTCAGATAGATTATGCAACCCGAACTTATCGATTGCAGATCTCTCTGCTTCATCCAATGCTCTTTCTCTTCTCGACCATTTGGAAGTGGAGTAGTCAGCATAACCACCTTTGGAAGTTTTGGTTATCCTGAAGTCCACACCTCTCACAGAATCAGTTGGTAACTCTTCCATTTCTGGATCCATCAACGCTGATCTGATGATGTTGAAGATCTGAGGTCCAATGATGAATCTTCTGATTGGATTCTCAGGTGTTGTTTCTTCCGCTAATGGGTTCTGCAGAACAAAACCTTGGAAAATGTAAGATTTCTTTTTCCAATATTTTCTTCCCATGTCTTCCATTGATTTGTCTTTGAACCACGGTCTCACTTCAGTCAGTACCGGGCAAGTCTTTCCATACATCTCCATGCATGGTACCTGTACCTGTACTGGTCTTGAATCTGCTTGTCCTTTAATTCCAGCAAAAGGCAATTTGATCATTGCTCTCTCTGTCCAGAAAAAAGTGTTGTTTGGATCTTTGTCCGGTAAGAAACGTACTACCGCTTCCTGTCCTTCCTGTATGTTCCAATGTGGGTAGATGGCGTTGTCGCCGCCTGTGTTAGAAGTGGAGCGATTCACTTCTTGAGATTTTAACTTCGCTCTTATTTCAGCCAATGTAGCCATAATGTAAGCCTCCTTTGTGTGCCTATGTTTGTTTTTGTTTTGCCTAAATGTATATTAGACATAATGAATAATATACACACTTATTTATCTTGTGTCTAGTGAAATATTATATTATTTTGGTAATTAGATACCGGCTAATTTCCGTATGGAGTCTAGTTCTGTGGATTCTTTTTTGGCATCTTTGGCCGCGGATTTCATTGGCTCTGTCTTATTGCCATCTTTGTCCAGATCCAGGAAGTCTGGTTTTGCTTCTGCTAATTCTTCTTCGTTAAAAAATTCTTCTAGTTTTAATCCTGCTAGTTCAACAGCATCTTTTAATGTGTATTCTTTATCGCCTACTTTGAATTTATCGCCTGCTTTCATGCCGGCCGCTTTGGCTTTCTGTACTGCCAGTGCGAACTCGTTGCCTTCACCAAACTTGCTTTGCATACGCTGTGCCTCATAATTGTAATCATCCTGAGCGGCCGCAAGTGCTTCTTCGTGATCAGCACCACCCGGCTTGACCATGTCTGTGGCAAACTCGTCGTCCACTTTGGCATTGCCTTCGTATTCCGATTCACCCCTCAATGAGTTTGGATCCACTTTGCCATTTACCACTTTGTAGTGCAATGTGCCATATGCCATTTCACCATCGTCTCCTGTGAATTCATAATCCATTGACATTTCTTGATCTGTTTCTGGATTTTCGTTTACATCATCCTGTCCTTCTGCGTTGAAGGAGTCGATATCTCCGGAAGTTCCCCTTAACGGATTATCTGTACTTGCAGTATCTGTGCTTACAGTCTCTCTGCCTGCCAGTCTGTCAAAATTCTTTTTTAGATAATCTGTTGCAGTATCATATTCTGAACTAACATATGCTGACTCGCCGTCTTTGTCCAGCACATCGTATACCATTTTACCGTCATCACCTCTGTACATAGAAACATATGGTTTCTGTTCTGTGATGTTGTCTGCCCAACCCTCGAACGCCTGTTCTTCTTTGGCTTGGCCTTTTCTATCTTTCTTGGGTTCGTATGCCTGTGGATCCATTCTAACTTGTGAGGCATATTCTGGATCCTGTTTCATTTTTTTGTAATCGTCGATGTATCTCTTTGCCAATTGGAATGCAACTTTTTTATCTCTGATGTAATTCTTGTGTGGTTCAAAGAAAGGTGCACCTTCTTGGCCTATTTCATTTGCCACGTGTGATGCAAAGTTTGCCACTCTATCTTGTTCGGGTGTCTTGGTCAACATCCTTGAGGCTATGTCACTCAATATTGATGACAACATTGTGTTCTTGTTTGTAAATTTTGTTCTTTGTAGCATTTGATCAGCGGCAGGATCCTGTCTCAATACCAGTTTGTTTTCTGGATCGGAAAGAAATTGTTGAACCATCGGTGCCGCGTCGACTGGTGCGGGTATCTCTGCATCTTTGTCTGATAAAGGTTTGTCCATTTCCGGATCTGCTATTTCGTCTTCTGGTTTGTCCGCTTCTTGCATAATACTATGTAGTAAAGGCAGAGCAGATTCAACTCTGTCGTCCATGTGTTTGAGCGTGAACTTTTCTCTCAACGATGCTCTTGCTTCGTCGTCTAATTCTGGTGTTTCAGTAGGTTGGAAAGTCTCTTTCACTGCTTCGTAATTTTTTTGTTTAGAAAGTCCTTTGATATATTTTCTCATTGTTTCTAATTTTAGTTTTGCTTTTTCAATAATGTCACCCGCTGAATCGTTTAATTGATCTTTGTTGGCCGCATATCTCGAGAAAGAATTCAGTTGAGCAATCTGTTCGCTCACTCCCACGATATGTTTTCCAAAGTCGTCGTGTGGTGCACCGCCATTGGCCACGTGTCTTGCCATTGCTCTAGCACCCGCCAAATGGATCACAGGATATTTGAATCTCTCACCCTCTTGATTTTCAATGTACAATGAATTGATGTTCCTTGTTCTGTCGCCTGGTATGTTCTCGTCCACCGCTTTAGAGTGACGTATAATTAGTTTGGTTTTATCTAAATTCTCAAATGAACTTTTAGAAGTACCCGTAAGTCCTTCTGCCAATCCTGCTAATTTTGTAATTCTGCTTAATTCTTCTGACATACCGTCTGTATTTACCGTTTTGTTCGTATCTGCAAGATTTTCATAGTCCTGCTGTGTGAGGTTGGATTTGGTGATATCTCGTACATCAAACCCCAATTGATGTGTTACGGCAAAGTCCTTTAGTTCTTTAAGGAAAGAATACCAGCCCTTTTTGTCCTCTTCGTTAATTTTATCAACTAGACCCTTGTTATAGTATACTTTGACATTTTCGCCGTCGGCTAGTGATATGGATATTCTGCCAAATGTATCTGCATCCTCAGTAAATTCAAAGTCAAAAAAAGTTGCTTCCTGAGGATTCGCAGTAGTTTCTCCGAGGCTATTTCCGATTTGTAGGTTAGAAAACTTGCTTCTAATCTTGTTAAAAAGGTCCTGAGACGTTTGTGCTGATATCATATGATGTATTTATTTAAACACCCAGGTTAGCAAAAATAGGCATTGGTGCTGTGTATTCTGCGGTCCTATTGGTCCAGTGTTCAAAGATTTTAGGATCAAAATCCGCTAACACTTTCATCATACGAGTGGCCAACAGCATAGCACTTACAAGGTCATCGTGCTCCCCCGGTTTTCCTTTATAACTAACACCAGTTGCAACAAATGTTTTAAGTTCTGATATGAGAGCCTTAGAATTCAGTTCTAGTTTATTATTTTCAACTAATTCTTTAAATTTAGCACCGGCATCGATCTTGTGTTTGGCAGTGGTGTTGAACCCTCTTCGGAATTTACGTCTGTGTCCTTTTCTGATGGGTTCGGACAGGAACATACCTTTTATATTTTCTTCACCCACGTCCATCACTCGCATTAATGCCGCTTCTCCCAGTGTGTTGTTTTCCATGGAATAGAATATCTGAGGAGTGGCCGACGAGTCCTGTTCTATTATTGTGTCGTGGATGTGTTCATTGATACTTTGTAATATTCTAATTTGTTGGTTTGCTGGAGTCATGTTATGATGCCATTCGGCTACCTGTTTGAATGTAGGTAACTCAATAACCTGTATAGCCGCATAGTCTCCGCCTGTACCGATCGCAGGATCTAGTGCGACCATGTATGTGTGTTTAGGTTTGGGTTTGGAATACCAACGTACTTGGCCTTGAACCCATATAGGATCCTTACCTTCCAACTCGATTAGTCTCACAGAATTTACAAGAGTCTCGTCATAGATCAAGAATTCACATTCGTGCTCTCGACGGAATCTCTCTTCACCGATCCTGGATCTCTCAGCCGCGGCCCATACCTCGTCTCGGTCAGGATGTTCTGACCAGTGTGCCTTCATGGCATAGAAACCATTGGTGCCTACAATGTTGTCATTGCCGAATTCATCATATCGTTTGAGTGCTTCTTTCCAAATCAATGCGAACTGATCTTCATCCGAGTTGGGTGTAGAAGTGATTAGGCATTTTCCTCCTGTGGACAGTGTTGGAGACAGAGAAGTCCAAAATTCCACAGCCTTCTCAGGCGGTTGAACGAATGCAAATTCGTCGCAGTAGATCATCGTCAAGGACATACCTCGTCCTGTATTCTCAGTTGTAGTAGTTGCCATGATCTTGGATCCGTTGTCAAACTCTATAGAGTTCCTGTTGTACTGATTAACACCTGCCTTAATCCAACTAGGTAACATCTCGTATGCGTAACGCACCCTTGACATAATGTCCGATGCTCCTGCGTATTTGTGTGCCGCGATCAATATTTGTGAATCCGGTCTGAACATCGCATACCAAATGATGTAGCCAGAAGCACAAGTAGTTTTACCTGTCTGACGTGGCAACATTGCTATCGAAAATCTATGATCATTATAACTTTCGATTAACCTTTCTTGATAAGCATATGGTTCGAAAGCCATTGAACCTTTTGTGGGGTGCTGAATTTTGATAAATTTCTTCATGAAGTATAATGGTCCTGTTTTGGGATCCATACACTTCTCTAGTTCCAATACCTGTTCTTTGGTATATTTGTGTTTCTTATTGGCTTTTTTAATTTGCTCAGAATCTAAACTTACATATGCCATAGCAATGTATTTAATAAAGAAAAAGAGGTGTAAAAAGTATTACTTTTGTGATTTTTTAATGCTCTTAGCAATGTCATGAGCCTTTTTGATAGTGCTCTTTTCTAGAGGTGGTTTGTCACCTGTAGATTTCATTGCCTGTGCCATTCCGATAGCATATGGACTTTTTGCTTTCGCTTCTTCCAACGCTTTGGCATAATTTTCTTTGAACGAATTGTATTGTTCTCTCAAAGAGTTCGCCAACTCTTCTGTGGTCTTTTGCATTGGATTGTCTCCACCTGCTATTTTTGGAAAAGTCTGTTTCTGTCTGTTTAACCCGCCCGAATGTACATTCACTAAATCATCCACTGATTGAGTTTTTGTGTCAGGCTCGTTCGCATATGTTTCTTCTTGCTTGCCACAGTTCTCACAGTCACAGTCATCGCCGCAGTTGCCGCCACATGAGCAGTTATCATCACAGCCACAACCTTCTTGTTCCGATGGTTGGTTGATCATTGCCTGATCAACTGGTTGTACACCTGCCAATTTCAATATTTGCATCATCATTGATGCTTCCTGGGGTGAATCTGTCGCGATAGTAATTGCTTCGTTCACTGATTCTTTTTTCATTTCCTTGCTTTCAAATTCTTTTTCTTTTTGCACCTTGTCATAGATGTGAACGTAAGACTGTCCGTGTTTTTTGATCCATTCTTCTCTGCTCATTTCAGTGGCATCCTGTTCCATGTCCATGACCCAATTTTTAACACCACCTTCTTTGACCGGATTAGTTCTCTCAACGTTCTCCACAGCGTCTTTGACCAATTCTGGTTTGCTCTCTGCTATTTCTTTTAATCTTTGTAGTACGTCAATCATTTCCATAGTGCTTATTTCCTTTTTGGGTCTGGGTGTGGGTTGGTTGCTTTTGAAAGAGGACTAGGAGTACCTTTTTCTTCAATGTGACTCTGAACTCCTGTCTCACCACCCTTTGGATGGTCCTTGTTCTCTTGTCTGTCTTTCAATAATTCTTTTAGTAGGCTTTGGTTTGCTTTGTCGCCATACACTTCATCTGCTTTTGTTTTTGGAGCATCTTTGTATTCAACATCTTGTAGAACAGAAGCAAAATCATTTTTTACTTTTTCGTCTGCTTGGTATTGTTCTGTAGGCTCACCTGGTTTACGAACAACGATTTGATTTCTTCCAAGGTTTAGATAGTTGGCAAGATATTCTGTCAATTCGAAAACACTTGCTGGATAGTTTGTTGTGGCATCAAATATTGTTACATTTGTGTTTTTAAATTGCGGAAAGTCTAACGGAGTTTCTTGTATTGGATAACTTTTTCCTGCTGATAATTTAGCAACATCAAATTTGCCCAGTGCAGTTTCTAGTTTGTTCGCAAAATCTTTGTCTAGTTCACCTGCTACTTTAATCTTGTAGTCGTATTGTTTCGCAGATTCTGTCAGATATTGTGTAAATGTGCTCATAATAGATATATTTAGTTCGTTTTGCCATTTATTTAAAATTATATTGTGTGTTGTATTAACTTGTAAAACTCCGGGAAAACAGTGGCAAAGTTTTGATTCCTATCTTTATCTAAAATTTTAGTCATTTTAATAAATCTTTTCCATGCTACAGGATCAGATTTAGTGTTTTTAATGTAAATTTCAATATCTTTAAACTTTTCAGATAGAGTAATATTGTGTTTAACCTC